TTGCAAGATGCCAACGCACTATTAGATCGCATCAAGGCTGACCTGCACCCAGGGCAACTGAGCTTTGTATCAGATCAAGACTCACAAATCTTGGCAATATCTGCAGGGTACGGTGCAGGCAAAACACGAGCACTATGCGCCAAAACCCTTGCGCTAGCTATTGCTAATCAAGGCTTCATTGGTTGTGTCATGGAACCAACCGGTCCGTTGATCCGTGACATCTGGCTGAATGACTTTGATGAATTTCTAGAGCATTATGAAATCCCGCATTCATTCAGGGCTTCACCATTGCCGGAATATATCCTGCACCTGCCTGGTGGTGACACCAAGATCCTATGCCGCAGCTTTGAGAACTATCAACGGATCATTGGCTTGAACCTTGCGTTTTGCTGTGCTGATGAGGTAGACGTTGTAAACACTGCGATCACGTCAAAGGCGTTTCCCAAGATCCTTGGTCGCTTGCGATCCGGTAACACCAGACAATTTGCTGCAGCATCTACGCCAGAAGGCTTCAAATGGTTGTATAACGAATTTGGCAGCCCTGATGCACTTGCCCGCCCAGATCGCAAGCTCATCAAGATGAAGACAGCAGATAATCCACATCTTCCGCCAGATTTCATTGAACGCCTTAAAGCTAACTATGATCCAAGCCTGCTAAAAGCCTATCTTGACGGTGAGTTTGTAAACCTGAACACAGGCCAAGTGTACGATAGGTTTGATCGTGAAAAGCATGTCATCAAATCATTCAATCACGACGGTGAACCACTGCATGTAGGTATTGACTTTAACGTTGGTAATATGTCTGCTGTTATTGCAGTCAGAACGCAAAAGCAACTGATTGTTATCGACGAAATCAGCGGCGG